TCATAGCATAACGCATTGCATCCATATAGTGATTAAACTTATCTACAGGTACTTCTCCTTTATCTTTCCAAACGTAGTTGTTAATCTCTCTTATAATACCGTGAGAGTTTCTATCTACTATTATCTCGTAATCCTGCATAAGTGCTATACCAGACAATATACTACCTTTCTTCTTTATAGTAGGTTTTATGTTAAGACCCAATACTTTTAACTCATTTATTAGTCTGGGTTCTGAATTATCACATATAATTAAGTCTAAACCACATTCTGATTTATTCTTCATATATATCTGTGATGTATTTAAGCCTTTCTGACCAAATATTTCTTTAACCCATACCTTTCTAGCATTTTTATCTACAGATATCTTAATTAGGGTCGTTAAATCCTCAGAGAAACCAAAATCCTGTCCATAACAAGTAAGTTCTGTAGGAATATAATCTCCTACTCTCCATTTTCTTATTATAGTACCTTCAGCTTTATTTAACCAACCTCCAAGTATTTGATGCTCATACTTATCTGGTCTTTTCTTTTTCATTGTCATAATTTGCTGTAAGAATGACTCTGATAGGTTATCTTTATTATCTCTGTAGTCTGTATGTATGTAAGTTACATCATTTAAGCTCATATTAGAGCCTTCTAAGACATTTTCTGATTGAAACCAACGTTTATATATCCAATGCTCTTTAGTTGTCGGATTCATCACTAAAATAACCCTGTTCTGTTTGAGTTGTGAACGTATAGAGAAGTCAATCTTATCAAATGTACCTTCATCTACTAACTCCTCTGCTTCATCGACTACAAATGTTGTAATACCATTCAAAGATTTAAGTGCTGCTGTTTGGTTACCTGACGAGGTTCTAATACCTTTAAATATTATAGAGCTACCTGTCTTTAGATTCATTATCTCATCTTTAGTTATCCTAAAGTCATCGTGAACTCCCATTAGGTTAATTTTCTCTATAAATTCAGGTATAATAGATGTATGTGCAGATATCATTGTATAACGTGAGAACAAAACCTTATGACCTTTCTCATAGGTTAAGTTAAGTAGAAATACGTTAATACTAAATGACTTACCAGAACCACGACCTCCAGTTACAACGAAGTATCTTGAAGGTTCTTTAAATAGTGGTATGTATTTTGTGTGTATGTTTAATTTACTCATCTTCAGGTGTTACGTCTATAATCTTATCTTTTACTTTCTTGCCAACATCGCTATCTCCAAAGAAATTGATAATAGGAGCTTTAACAGTTGTTCCTGTATTCTCTTTATCTTCTTCATACATCATATCAGTAAGTAGTTTCATATGATTGTAGCTACCTTCCTTAGCTTTCTTAGCCATAGACTCAAACATAGCAACCTCACTACCAAATACATTCTTGATAGCTTTCTTTGCATATTGTTTCTTACGACTCTTCTTCGCTTGGTTAAGTGCTGGTTTGTTCGACCTCTCTCCTTGAGGTATAGGTAACTTAGGTATAGATTTCTTCCTAGAGTTACCCTTTCTGCCATCAGTTGGTTTTATTTCTTTACTATTCATAATAAGATAACTATTTTTAACTGTTTTGTTTTCCGTTAATGTCTATCCACAACTCACTAAACCTCTCTTCTTCAATAGCTTTGTAATTATTCATAGCTCTAAACACTCCAGCACAAGCAAGATACTCTTCCTCTTCTTCTAACATTTCTAAATCCCAACCACACTCTTCTAGACTCATAAGACCTTGCTCTAGGTTATACATATAGATATCGTAATAGGCTTTCTTTACTTCGTCATCACTTCCCTTGTATTCTGATGTTATCATTGCAGTCTGTTTTTAATGTTAATAATGCTTTACATTCTTTGTATTTCTCTTTAGATTCATCTCCATACACTTCTTTAAACAATGTATAGACTCTTCTAGTAGCTGAGAATGGTGTTTTAACGTCTTCTAAGAGCTTTTTAGCATAAACCTTTCCATAACCTTTACAATACTTAATATTGTCTGCTGAATCGCCTACAATCATTTGTGTATAAAAGTTAATAGTAGCTTCTTCTTCTGATATCTTGCTTAGTGTTTTCTTTTTCCAATGATAATCATAAAACCAGCAAGGAAATTGCTTATAATCTTTATCTATAGATACTATTATAACAGAATCTACACCACTCTTATCAGATACTCTTTTCCATAATGTAGCTACAACATCATCTGTTTCTACTCCTAAGCCATAATGAGACTTATACTTTCTCTTAACTAAGCTATGTAATTTACCTAGTATTGGAGGTTTCTCTCCTGTTCTATTAGCTTTGTACTCTTTAGATATGTCGTGTCTAAAATTACCTTTAGAACCATTACATACTATAAACTTATCTACTTCTACTTGCTCTTGTAACTCAGCAAATATCTTATCAAGTCCTTCTTGAAACTTCTCGTAAGCTTTATCTACAGTTAACCACTTCTCATCTGATTTAGAATCAAAGCAAGATGCGTAAATAAGGCTGTCTGCATCAAATAATATTACCAAAACTTACCTATTTTTTTAGCTCTGTAGTTTTTCTTAGACTCTTTGATGGCTTTAGCCCATCTCTCATCTCTTAATTGACTATCTCCATCGCCTTCCACATCTGTCTTACTTGCGGAGGGTTCTGGTTGCATTGTAATAGGGTTTAAGTTCTGTTCCCAAAATCTGTAATCTGTTTTCATAATTATATGGTTTTATATTGAGTAGCAAACATACGAAATATATTTGACATACACAACTTTATTTAACTAAAAAGCCTAACATTTTACTGCTAGGCTAATTATTACTGGTAATTCTTCATATACCTTTCTAGGTTTTTAACTATCTTAGCTATACAGGATGAGCAGCTTGTAGTTCTTTTTTCGTTAGTGCTAAAGACATAGTTGTATATTCCTATGACTCTAAACCTGTCATCGTAACTAATAGTAGAGCCTTTGTTGGCTAGAAAGTTAGTTAGATACTTGTAATCAGATTCGTTAAGACATCTAACGTTTTTGTATTTAAAGTCTTTATTGAACCTTTCTTTTCTCTCATCACATCCACAATCTTCTCCTGCTATAAACTTAACAACTTTATCTATACCAGTTGCCTTAGTTATCTTTGCAATAGTATCTCCTAGTCCTTTAGATTGCTTGTCTACACTTTTCTTATGTGATTCGTAACCTTTCTCTACCTGATTAGATTTCCATTGCTTGTACTCTCTATAATCTTTTGTTCTTTTGTCTATGGTGTCATAGTAACCGTTTTCTTCTAAATCTAAATAATACTTGTCTTGTTTCATAATTAATCTATTTTATCGTAATCTCCGTTAAAGTAATCCATTAAATCTTCTGATAATTCTTCTCTTAAAGCCTCTCTGTAACTCTTAACTGAATTGTGTATAGAGTTTAAGCCTATTCCTGCTCCTTTAGCTATCTTCCTTAAAGAAAGTCCTTGCATAAAGTAAAGGTCAAATAGTTTCTTGTCATAAGGTTTCCAGTCTTTTACTATATTGTCTATTTTAGATGTTATAGAGTCAAATGAGTAGTTCTCATCTACATCATACTCTATGTCCTGAATATACTCATTACCAAATAGTTCACAAGTATCTAACTTCTTATGTACTTTAGTCCTCCTAGATACCTTATACATATTGAACAATACAGTCCAAATAAAATATCTATTAACAGTATCTTTATACGATACGTCTTCTCTAGTCTTACCTAGTCTATCTAATCTTAAATACATATCCTGCACTAAGTCTTGAGCATCATCCATATTACCAGTCATACTAAAGGCTATTCTAACCCAATCATTGTGCTTTGTTGCTAATAATTCTAACATTTATATCTCTTTTATTATGATTTCCACTCTTGGTCTTTCTCTGTCTAATTCTGTAGGTAATACTGTTTCTTTCTTTACAAAGTCATCATTATCATCTTCCCAACATCCATATTCTGTAATAGAATCAAGCAAGTATTTACTTACTACAGATATAACATTCATCTTATCTAAACGTCTCTTAGAACCTTTAAACACTTTGTAAGTAATCTCTACTGGTGTGTTTATCTTTAAGCCTTCTAAGTTGTATCTCATTAACTTATGATACATTTTCTTAGCATCGTTATTAGTTCTGTGATGTAAGTTTCTATATGTATTCATATTTAAAGAAATCCTTTTGTCTTTAGTA